AGTGCGCATAGCGCATCGTGACCCGGATATCGGAGTGCCCGAGGATGCGTTGCAGCACGATGATATTGCCACCGGCCATCATGAAATGACTGGCGAACGTATGCCGCAGAACGTGCGTCATCTGTCCTTCTGGCAGCTCGATACCGGCCAGCCTGATCACCCGATAGAACTGTTTATAGCAGGGCGAGAAGGGCGCACCTTTACGGGCGATCAGTTCGTCATACAAACGGCGGGAGAGGGGAACGGTACGGTTCTTTTTACCTTTGGTATTGATGAAGGTGAGTTTGTAAGGGGAGATCTGCGAGCTTTTGATTTTGGCCGCCTCGTTCCAGCGTGCGCCGGTCGAAAGACAAACCTTAACGATAAGCGTTAATTCGTCATTTCCATGATGTTCGCAGGCGGCCATGAGCCGCAGAATTTGTTCCTGAGTCAGCCATGCCATTTCACGTTCCGGCTGATCAAACTCACGGATATTTTCCAGCGGGTTAGGTAACGACCATTCCCCCAGGCGTTTCAGTTCATTGAACACCGCCCGCAGAAAAGCATGCTCACAGTTCACCGTGCCGGTGGAAACTTTACGGGTCGCCTGACTGGTACTGTAGCCATTATCAATCTCGCCGCGCAGCCGCTGATCACGATAGTGCGCCCAGTCCTTTGGTGTGATTGTGCTGGCGATCGGGTCACCCATTCCCGCGCTGATAATCTTCAGTTTTCCCAACCGTCCCTTTTTATCATTCAGAGAGCAGCCGTGCAGGCTGTACCAGAGATCGACCAGTTCGCTCAGCTTCCGCCGGTCTTCCTTCTCACCCAGCCAGGGTTTGTTTTTCGCCTGTTCCATGGTGTAAGTCTCAAAGGAAACGGCTTCACCCTTGGAATCAAACTGCCTGCGGCATCGCTTGCCCTCGCGTCCGTTCGGGTAGCACTCACATAACCATTTGCCGGTAGACAGTTTTCTTACACTCATCACATCCTCCTTTTTTGAGAATGTGAATTTTACTGTATATAAAACCAGTGTAAATGTTTGATTTAGTCAGTCGTATACATGCAAGAGGATTAATCCACTGAATCTGTAATAGAAAAACCCGCTTTCGCGGGCTTGGTCTTAGTCTTAGTGTATTTGAAGGGACTGCTGTCTATGTTTATCAGGATGCAACTGAACAGCATGAACGGTGCCAGGTTCAACAATGATGTCCGCAATGGACTCATGCGTTTTGAACGTACAACTGCAATTGATGTTCTGACACTGGTGATAGCGTTCTTTGGTATTGATGCTCAGATAACGGCTGGAACGGGCGTGGGCGGCGTGCTGACATTTCGGGCAGTGCATCATAATAATCACCATGTAATCATTTTTAATCAGATATGGTCATTGTATATTATGATGAAAAACATACATGTGAAATTACAGTGATTTACATTGCAACGTAATAATAACAATCCTATAAATAATAACTCTGCTTATTGAATTGGATGTTTTATGACTGTTCTGATTAAAAAATTACTTCCTTCAGAGTGGGAAAGCGCATTCCCGATCATTGCTCAGCTAAGAAATATCACCAAAGACGAATTTTTAAAAAGCGTAAGAGTTCAGACTCTGAATGGGTATGAGCTTGTTGCTGCTATTCTCGAAGAAAGAATTATCGGTGTGATGGGCATAAGGCCTGTACACACGCTGGCACGAGGTTCTCACCTGCATATTGATGATCTGGTCGTTGATGAGCATGAGCGCCATTCGGGAACGGGTAGGTTACTTCTTGATTTCGCTGTCAGCGAGGCTAAAAGAAGGGAGATGAATTTTGTTTTTCTTGATGCAAGAAAAGAAGCAATTCCCTTCTATGAAAGGAATGATTTCATTTTCCACACTTCTCCTTCAATGAAAAAGATCCTTTAATTTTCCCTATCCGCAGGCATGTTCAATCTCTGGTCTTACAATGGAATTGAACATACCTGATTGCTCTAACCCTAATGTGGTCTAGGGACCATCATCCTCGGCCGCCTCGTAATTTACATCCGACAGCAATACCTCCAGATTCAACGTCGTCACAAATCCACTGCCGCCCAGGCTGTGCGTCACCTTGCTGATTATCCACGGCTGCGCGTCGATCACGGACTTAAAGCCGGACACCGCCACCGGGGTCTCAGGAAATAAATCAGCCCGCCCGCGTGCCAGGGAAATCGAGAACTCTGCGACACCGCGCTGGAGTTTGTCCCACTTCGCCTGTGCTGCCCGCATGGCGGCCTTTTGCGTGGCGTAGAGGGTGGTGAGCGCAAACACGTTTTCATCGCTGCCCGCCAGATAATCCCCTTCCTTAGCCTCCGGCGTTTTCTGCACCTTCGCGCTGGTCTTCTTTGCCTTCGGATGTTGCAGGGCGCGCAGGTAATGCACTTTCGGTTTGCGCTGTACCTTCACTTTTTTAGGTTTCGGGTCTTTGGTATGCAGCCAGCTTGCCGACACGCCTGTGTATGCCCCACGGTCAGCAATATTGAACGTGTGCCCGTCGCCGTCGCTGCGCACAATCGTCATCTGCGGGATAGGCTTGCCGCTGGCCGTCTTTGCCGCGCCTGGCTTGATAAACAGCAGATTACCGGCTTTGATGGCGACAACCGCGCCGTTCAGCTCCGACAGGCGGGTAATAAACTTCGCGTCCGTTTCCTGGGTCTGGTCGATGTGCGACACCGGCAAGCCCTTGAACGGCTCGGCAACGGCGGGCTTGAGGTTGTTGCGCGCCGCGACTGCCGACACTACCGCCTCCAGCGTCGTGTCGTGATAAGAGTTGTCGCGGCGGGAATTCAGGCTGCCGCGATAGTCCGCACTGCGGGCACGGATAGTCAGCGTGTCCGGCGTGCCGCGGTGCTCCACCTCATCCACGGTAAAATCGCCTTTGTTCGTCAGCGCCTGACCTTTCCAGCCGAGCGCGACATTCATCACTGCGCCGCGTGGCGGCATCTCCAGCAGGCCGTCGGTGTCGCTCAGCGCGATGTCGAGCTGGTCAGCCTCAAAGCCGCGGTTATCCGTGAGCGTCAGCGAAATCAGCCGGTTGCTGACGTCCTGCGTGATGTCTTTGCCGCCGACGGTCACCGTAAAGTTCGGCGCAAACTGCGCACCGGCACCGATGGTCATATCCGTAATCACAACAAGCCTCCCAGTTGGCCGGTTAAACCTCCGGCCTGATTCAGCAGCCTGTCGGCCTGGGCTTTCATGTCGCCGAACATCGCCGCCAGGGATTCATCCACGCGGGTCAGCGTCAGCGTGAATTCAATCCGGCGGGCGGCACCGTTGGAAAAATGTTCCGTGTGGGTTTCGCTGACGCTGTTGACCACGAACATCCCGTAAATGGTGCCGCTGCCTTCCAGCAGCGGCCACGCCTTGCCCTCGTCAGCCATCAGATTCAGTGCCATCAGTGACAACTTTCCGCCGGTAATTTCCGGCATCAGCACGCCGGACAGGGTAATTTTCTCCTCATTCACCCCGAGGAACTGCGGCAGCGGACGCAGACCGACGCGGTTATTGACAGGCCAGCGGTAATCGACATCGCGTTGCAAGCTTTGATAGGGGACGGTCTGCAACTGAAACACAAACAGTCCGAGGGTTAACATCATGCGGCTCTCTCCTTAATCGTTATCCATGCGGGAACGTTGCTGGGCGGCGCGGGCGCGGTCACGGGCTTCCAGCTCGGCGCGGATCTGGCGGCTGGTATCCTGGACGCCTAAACCGGCACCGGCAGCAATGGTGTAATGGTGCGTGCTGCGGTCGATATAGCTGCGCCCGCCGCCGACGGAAACCGGCGTGTAACCGCCTCCCAGCAGGCCGCCCGGCGGCGGGGTGAGCGGGGCGGGATTATCCAGCGGGTGTTTTGCCAAATCCGCATCGCCGTTTTGCCTGGAACGCCGGTCAGCCATGTCTGCTGTTTTATCAATGTCTGCGGATTCATCCTTGATGATGCCGAGCTTCTCCAGCAGCCAGACCACACTGCTACGCAGCTTATTAGCCACCTGCAGCGGTGCGGTCAGTGCGTTAGCAACCAAATGACCAAACGACACCCCTGCATCTTTACAACTGTTCAGCGTTTCCTGCGTGGATTTCACCGGTTGGATCAGGTCTTTAAACCACTGCCACAAGACTTTGAGCTTGTCCCCAAGCCAGTCAAACACCGGCTTAAGCGGCGCAAACATCTCTTTCACCGGCGCGAACGCAATCCCCAGCCCTTCAATGACGCCCGCAAAGAAGGCTCTGATCGGCTCCCAGTATTTACGGATAAGCAGCGCACCGGCGACAATGGCGACACCGACGGCAACAATCGGCCATGTCAGCCCCCCGATCACCGTCGCAATCGCGCCGCCCACCGTGCCGAGGAGGGTCCAGAGCATCCCCGCAGCGGCGACAATCAGATTAATCCCGCTGATAACGGGACCGGCCACCAGACCAAACACGCCGAGCGCACCGGTAATCAGCAGCGCACCGCCCGCCACCTTGCCGAGCGTGGCCGCCAGGGCTTTATTGTTCACCACCCATTTATCCAGTTTCAGCACGTAGCCGGTGGCGGTTTGCACCAGTTTGCGCAGTGACGAATCCTGCTGGTCAAACAGGTCAGTCCCGACCGCCTCATAGGCGGACTGAAATTCCTTAAAGTCGCCGCCGAGGTTGTCCTGCATCACCGCCACCAGCGCCTCGGTTTTGCCGTCCGAGGTTTTCAACGCCTGGGTAAGCTTGTCGAGCTTGCCGGATGAAGCATCCCCCATTAACGTCAGAGCGGCACCCGCAGCCTCCTCGCCAAAGATGGCTTTCATGTACTGCATCTGCTGTGAATTTCCGAGCTTATTTTTCTCAAAGCTCTTTTGCATTTCTTT